TAGCCTGCTCGATGACCTCCCCCGGCGCTGACCTCGCAATCTCGTGACCAAGCACTATGGGTGATTTGATCTTGCCGTTATGCGGGCAGTTGTCGCAGACCCCCGGCGCAAAGTTGTCAAATGTCTCGCAGGTGTATGGCCCTTTGATTGTCGCGGCCTTACGCTCGGTGTCACCAAAATCGTACTTTGGGTGCTTGTTGGAGATGAAGTGGATGGCCTTCTCTCGGTCAACGCAGTGCTGAGCAATAGACAGTCCCGCCCGCCAGAGAGGTTCTTCAGCCACAGCTTGATTGGTGATAATGAGCTTCAGCTGTTCGCAACCAGTACCTTTGACGGTCTTCTCGACAATGGTCTTGAACCGTGACTGCTTGTTGCCCATGAGGGCTTTGGTGAAGCCGTCGAGTGGGCGCGGCACAAAGGTCGGCTTTCTAGGAACCAGTGGGCCAAGGTGCGAAACAAACTCGTCGTAGCTTATAGGTTCAGCCGTATGCAGGAGGACCACCTCGTGCGCTGGCTCGTCTTTAAAATTCTTGGTGCCCGGAATCCGCAGCACTCGTGCAGCATCAGCGGGGACATTCTGGTCTATGTGAAAGCCGCTGCTCAAGCAAACGGACTTGAATGTAACGGCGGCATCAAGCCACTTCTCTCTATCAACCGGCTCGGTCAACGGCCAATAGACGTGCCAGCCACGGCCAGAGTTGACAATGGTTGGCTTGGGTAGGCTCAGCGTTTTGCACAGCTGCTTAAGCGCCGCCATTCCTGCTGGCTGGTCAACGTACCCGTTAACGCGACCTGCCGCGTCAGGGATAACTTTTGATTCGCCGCAGTCGATGTCCAGAAAGAACGCTTGCATCTCACCACAGTTAAGTGCGGTGCGGTCTTCGTCCGTCTTGAACTTACCCAGTGCAAAGAAAGCATCGCAGCCCCTTGTAACCAAAGACTCCGCGTGTTCTTGTACTTCGTCCAGAGTCTTAAAAAAGAGTTGGGATTTTGATTTGCCCAGCCCAAGGACGCAGTACCAACCATCTGTCTGGGGTACTACGCTTCGCAATAGGGAGATGTCTGCCATAACCATCCAATAGCACGTCAATTAAATGGGGGGTGACGGGGGCTGACGGATACCCCGTTCGCTCCGTCGAGCTAGTCACCCCCAAACCGTTACAAAACAGAGAACAGCTGGCTGATCTTTGTGGCCTGTGCTGGGTTTGGCTCATGCTTGCCAAGGAACCAGTTGTAAACTGACTGCCTACTGACGCCCAACTTATCTACGACCTCTATTACAGAGATGTTGGAGTCAATGCAGTGCCGTCCAAAGCGTACACCAAACCTCTTTTTAGAGGCTTTGCGGTTCCCGTGAACAAGCCGTAATGAATAGCCGATCATTAGTCGTCGCCCCATTCATCAACCAGAGTGCTCAGGCCGGAGTCCTTCTTAGCCGCTGGCGCAACCTTAGCCTTAGCAGCAGGTTCTGGCGCTGGCTCATTGGTTTCAGCAGCTTTGATCTTCGCAGCGGCTGAACCAGCCGGAGCTACAAGTCGTGGCATTGAGGGCGCAGCAACCGCAGCGGTGTCACGCTTCTTAAAGTTGAGCTTACCTGCTGCAACTGCGGCTGGTGCTTCACCCTGCTCAACGATCGTGTCGTAGGTGTCAGAGTCAAGGAACTCCACATTGCTGAAGAACAGCTTGGGCACATCAGCATCAGAGTCAAACGTCAGTCGCGTAGTCAGCATGTTCAAGTTAAACCCTGAGCTACCAACATAACGGGCGTATTGCAGGAAAGGCATGTGCTCCATGTCACCAGAACCGAACAAAGACATTGCGGGAATTACCAGCTGGAAGATGTCGCCAGATGGGTTGTTGGCCAACACGACAGCAACTCGCTGAGAGAACCTGCACAGGGTCTTGTTGCCGCCCGCCGAACCTTTGATAGCTTTCGGGCACTCTTTGCAACTGCTATGTTGCGGGTCTTCAACTTCGGCGTCAGGGCGCTCGCCATCGCTAGACCAGCAGTCAGGCGGCGCGGTTTCTTCTGCGCTGTACGTACCGGCATGGAAAGTTTTCTGCACAGTGGTAGAGCCATTCACAATCACCACATCAAGATGCGGGTCAGTGTTCTTGGCAATCTCCTTGCCGCCGTCAACCAACCGGAAGACTTTGCCGCGCAGAGAGATACGCTTGTTGCTGCTACCAGACGCAGTGAATGCTTGGGTAAAGTTATCAAGCTTTACGTTCTGCAAGTGGGTGGGCATGTTGCCCTTAAACGTTTGAATATTTGCCATTTCATTCTCCTTGGTTTTTGCGGCGTACCGTCACCGCATATCTACTATCAACATTCATCCCGGCAGGGTACTCGTCGGGATGCTCTTCTAAAAAGTCTTTCATGTTTCCGTTGTGAACACGCTTCTCAAGCAAACCATAAGCATCGTGCTTCTTGATAAGCTCATAGACTGCGGGCCAGTTGGATGGCATGTAGCGTTTGCGAACAGTGCGAATGACCACCGCTGAATTGGTGCTCATGCTATTGCTGTTTGAAGCGTTAAGCGTATCGAGCAACTGTGCCTCGATCTCCGCCATAGCTTTCTCAAATTCTCCGTCTTCAGCGGTAAACCGCTCTTTGAGAATCTCACGTTTTTGGCGCAGCTTAATGTACTGCACCGACAGTTCGTCCATATCATTCATTGCATCTCCTTGGTTGAGAGGATTCTTATTGTAGCGGTATTTTGGACTTTGTCAAGTCTCTACCAACTCTTTTTTGTAAAGATCAATCAACTTTTCGTGGTTGTTGATGTTGCCTTGCAGCATACTGTATAAACGGTTCTCAACTGGACTGCCTTGGATATGCACAATCGTCATTGGGTTGCGTTGACCGGGGCGGTCAATACGAGCGTTAGCTTGCAAGTAAGTCTCCGTAGACGTAACAGGAGAGTACCAGATAATCACGTTGGCGGCTGTTAGGGTAACCCCGTGGGCCGCAGCGGACGGCTGCACTACGAGCACTCGCGGGTTCGGCTGCTCTTGAAACCGTTTGAAAATCTCTGTGCGATTACGTACAGACACGTCACCGTGAATGACTTCGTTCGTAATGCCCGCCTTGGTCAGATGGTTGTGCAGCATTTCAATCGTGTGGCGGAACGGCACGAACACAATCACCTTGTGGCTGGCCTCATCAATGACTTCTTCCACCACCTTTAGCCGTGACGACACATCGAAGTGAACCACAGTGCCAGTGTCAGCGTACACCGCACCGCCAGAAATTTGAAGCAGCTTGCTCATCTTGGCAGCTGCGTTCACCGCGCTGACCTCCTCGCCGTTGCTCTCCAGCAGCAGTTGGTCTTTGAGCTCCTTGTAATACTTGCGTTGATCAGCTGACAAGGGGGCCATACGTGTAACGTGCGTTACGGACGGTAAGTCCAAGCACTCGGCCTTGGTAAACCGAATCGCTGGCTGCAACATCTCAAACACAATCTTCTCAGCTTCGGGGCGTGGCTCCCAACGATACATGCCGAACTGCTGCATAACAGATTCGCGGTAGTCGCCATAGAAGCGCGGTGCCCGCGACGGTACGCACAGCTTGCCAAGCCCGTAGGCGTCGAGCGGCGACTGAGCGGCGGGTGTGCCAGTCAGCAACCATAGCCACGAGTCGTCACGCACGAGCTTACGCATCAACTTCCAACGTTGTGTCTGCACGTTCTTGTAGGCATTAGCCTCGTCAATCACCACAAGGTCGAACATGTTCTTGTCGATCATGGACGCTGCGATAGCTGGGATGCCATCGTAGTTGATGACCACAAACTCTGCTGCGCTACTAGCGATCTTGTTACGCTTATCAGCGGAACCGTACGCTACGTCTACGGTGCGATGCACTGCGAACTTAAACAAGTCTTGCTGCCATGCCGACTGCATGATTGACAACGGGCACACAATCAGAACACGCTTGATAGCGCCAATGTTCATCAAGTAGTCTGCCGCCCAGATAACTGACGCAGTCTTACCCGTGCCCTGTTCGTTGAAACAGAACGCCCGCTTACGCAGGGTTAGGAAAGACGAGGTCTCCTTCTGATGCTCAAACGGAGTGAGCGCCATAGGCCGCGGCCACTTGTAGTCGCGGATGATAGGTGACGGAACGTTCTTGACATTAAGCTTGCTCAGCGTCAAGGCTTCCTTAAAACCCCAGTTCACAGACACCTCGTACCGACCATCCCCATAGTTGTTGACTATCTTGCTCTCAGGGATAGTCTCGGTGATGCGAGCGGGGAACTTGGTTTTGATAACCAGCGTACGACCTGCTAGGACTTGCATTACTTCATCGACCCATCTGAGTTGCGTTTGAACGAGCGGTTCTTAGATGGTGACTCAAGCCGTACACCGTCAGCATTGCTGCCACCCTTACTAAGAGCTTTAACGTGTGCGACATCCTTGCCCGCTCGGTCTACACCTTTAGCGTCCAGCTTACGCCGCGCCTTCTGGCGCTCCAGCTTGTTGGGTATATCCCCACGGTCAAGCTGTTGCTGATATTCTTTTTTGTATGGGCGTGGTTTATTTACGTATGGCATTTCTTTTCTCCTTCATAATTAAAACTTTCGTTTTTGGTTTAGGACAATCTTCGGGCGGTACAACTGCACACCATACGGCATGCGGCGGTTCGCTGGATACTATATGCCATCGGTCAATGTACGTATCAGGCATATCCCTCAACGCATTACGCACAGTGTCAGGTTTCAGTTCGAGTCGCTCAGATATCTCAATAGAGGTAAGTCCATCGTGGTACTGGTGTAACAGTTTACGTATGCTTGGGTGCGTTGATTTCATTTGCGTCCTTAGTAAAGTACCATTTCCACCTACGTTCCTTAGCAATACGGGCAAGGTGTTCTTTAATATACAGTTCAACGGGTATGCCCAACTTTCTAACTATGGCTATTTCAGATTGGAGCATTAGTACCTTGCCAATTTTGTTTTGACCTCTGACCTTGCGGACTAGCATGTGTTCTTCTCCTTTAGCCATTCTTGAATGCGAACAAATGCAACTAAATAATTACCATTCTCGGCAAGCCGTGTGGCTTCCAAGAATTGCGCCTCCGTCAGCCCCACCCAAGGGCGTTGTAATTTGTTAACCATGCCATACGCATCAAGCATACTAATCACAAGAATTGTTCGGCCTTCGCTGTCATCGTAGATAGTTTCGTACATACACTTGGATGGCACAAACTCTAAAAATTCTTCGTATGTCATTCCACCACCTCCTGCTTTGCGGTTAATCCTTCCAAGCGTTTAATTCTTGCTACGTTATAGGCAACGATGGCGGTGTGGTACTCCATGCTTGATTGATGGCGCAGTTTGGTGCGCTGCGCTTGTATCAGTTCCTCGGCGATAAGTTCGGCAGGGGTCGGCATGACCCAATGGTTTATCAGCCATTCCCATACGTTTTTTAAGTGGTTCATTTTGTGTCTCCTCTTGCTCGAATAAATGCTGCAACGGCGTGCTTGTCGAACCCATGCAATTGCTCCCATTGTTTTGCAACCTTCTCACGTTCGGCTGCTGCTACTAGTTTGGCAAAGGCTACAAGTTCTTTTGCGGCAAGGGCTACAAGTTCTTTTGAAAAGTTGTCAGTTACGGCAGGCCATAAACCAACCTCCCGCGCCATGCGGATAATGTCTTCTTGGTTCATTTGAATATGCTCCTTGTTAATACAGTTTTAGTTGGTTCGCACTGCACCACACTCGATGGCTGAATGGCAACGACGTACCCTGCAATAAAGGCAACGGTTGCTACCATACCCACTAAGGTCATAAGTTCTAAAAAGCCATTCCATATCTTTTCCCATGTAGATGGTGTTTCTTCTTCGTCTTCGACCAGTTGAATTTTTATCTTACCCATGTTGTGTCCTTGGTTGAGGGGGGTGCTAGCCCCCTGAAACTTAAACTGTTTTGCCTGTCTGGAGTCTGTCGGAGACCAGCTTGGCATAGCCCGCGATGTCAACCCAGCTATCAGCGTAGTCAGCGTCACCGTTCACGATACGGCCTAGCTTGACGCAGATCATGTCCAGCGCCTCGGCTT